GATCGAATCCTTGGGCTGTTCCAGCTGGAGACCGCGGCCCCCTCTCGCGTGAATTTTCGCAAAATTCCGGGGTGGGGGTATTAGCCCCAAAACAAAAAAAGACCGCCCCGAAGGACGATCTCTGTTGGTATCCCAAATGGCTATTTGAGCCGGTAATAGCAGGTGCTCTTGCCGCTGCCTTCTCGTGCTAGTTCGCCGGATGCGACCAGCTTGCGAAGCGCGCCTTCGACGGAGCTGACACTCAGTGAAGGACACAGTTCCCGAATATCCTGCTTAGTAAATCGACCGATTTTATGGAGTGTTGCCTGATTCACCATTTCAAGCGCAGACTGCTTCTTCTCCACGAGGGAAAAGCGATCCTCAAAATCGCGATAGGCAGAAAGGACGGTACCCAGCAGATACTTGATAAAGGGAATCGCATCTTCCTGGCCATCGTGCCAGCCTGTCTGCGACTGCCGAAGTGCATCGTAGTAAAGATCTTTATTTTTCGCGACCTTAGCTTCCAATGAGATGTATTTGCCTACATAGAAGCCACTGCGGTACAGCAGCAGGGTCGTGAGCAGACGGCTCATTCGGCCATTTCCATCGTTGAAAGGATGAATACACAGAAAGTCGTAGATGAAAACCGGGATGAGAATCAGCGGCTCTGCTTCCAGATTACCTATAGCGCGATTGTATTCATTACAGATGCTATCCAGCGCGTCCGGCGTTTCGATGGGCGCAAGAGGCGTGAACAGCGTCTCGCTATGCCCATCCGGATAAGTGGCGCTGATGTAGTTCTGTACGCTCTTTGTCTGACCGGCCATGGGATTGTTCATATGGCTGTATAGGATTTTGTGCAGCTGAAGGATGTAATTGCGGGTGATCGGGATAACGTCGAAATTCTCATGAATGACGCTCAGTGCGTCACGATATCCGGCAATTTCCTGCTCATCGCGGTTGCGAGGCGTGGTCTTTTCTTCCACCAGCTGGCGAATGCGCGTGCTTGTGGTAATAATGCCCTCGATGGCGTTGGAAGCCTCGGTACTCTGGATCTTCGCAATTTCTACCAGCTTTTCCAACTCCTCCGGGCGCTGCTTAAGATACATCTCCTGCTTCCCGGCTTCTTTATAGATGGCAGCGACCAGGCCCAGTATCTCGGAATCCCACTTCTGCTCCCGTATCGCTGCGTAATGAAATTCTCTCATTGCCTTACCCTCCAAACCGTTTCCCTTAAATTATGCCACGGAATAAGGGAAACGTCAACCTGTTAAGGGAAATTTCCCTTTTTATTCTGCTTACAATCAGGGAAATTATGCTGTTAAAGGAGAACGCATGAACACAGATATGAAGCTGCAAAAGGTGCCGGTCGAGAAGCTGAAACCGGCGAAATACAACCCGCGCAGGGACTTAAGGCCGGGTGATCCGGCCTACGAGAAAATCAAGCGCAGCATGGCCACCTACGGCTATGTCGATCCCGTGATCTGGAACGAGGTCACCGGCAATATCGTGGGCGGCCACCAGCGGTATAAGGTACTGGTCGCGGAAGGCGTAAAGGAAATCGACTGCGTGGTGGTGCATATCGAAAACCCGCAGGACGAGAAGGCGCTGAATATTGCGCTCAACAAAGCGGTCGGCGAATGGGAGCCGAAAGCGCTGGCGGATCTGCTGTCCGACCTGCAGCTTTCCGGTTATGACCTCGGCGCGACCGGCTTTGACGCTGCGGAGGTGGACGACCTGTTCTCCAAAGTCCATGACAAGGACGTGAAGGAGGACAACTGCGATATCGACGCGGATGAGCTGCAGCCCTTCGTGCAGGAGGGCGACGTTTGGACGCTGGGCCGTCACCGCATGGTGTGCGGCGACTCCACGCTGCCGGAGAACCTCGCGCTGCTTATGAATGGTCATAAGGCGAACCTCGTCGTGACCGACCCGCCGTACAACGTGGCCTACGAGAGCGCGGACGGAAAGAAAATCCAGAATGACAGTATGTCAGACGGACAGTTCTATGAGTTCCTTTTGGCAGCGTTCCGCGCCTTCGTGCCGCATCTGGCCGAAGGCGCGTCCGCCTATATCTTCCATGCGGATACAGAAGGGCTGAATTTCCGCAGAGCGTTCAAGGAAGCAGGATTTCACATTTCCGGCGTGTGCATCTGGGTGAAGAACACCATGGTGCTGGGACGCAGCCCCTATCAGTGGCAGCATGAACCGGTGCTGTACGGCTGGCTGCCCAACGGCAAGCACAAATGGTTTTCCGATCGCAAGCAGACCACCGTCTGGAAATACGACCGGCCTACCCAGAGCAAGCTGCATCCGACCATGAAGCCGCTGCCGCTTCTGGCATATCCCATTAAGAACAGCTCTGCGCCCAACGCCATTGTGCTGGATACCTTTGGCGGTTCGGGCAGTACCCTCAT